CTACACCGTCTAATTCGTCGGCAGCGTCAGATGTGTATAAGAGACAGGCCCTGATTGCATCAGTAATTATTCTATTTTTTGCAAATTTAAACTTTTTCAATGAAATGACAATAAAAAAAGATGGACTATCGTTAAAATTGCGAGAAGCTAAGCAAATAGTAACCGAAGCTTATGCAACAATGGATACAATAAGGAACTCAATGGAACCATTAATAAATTTTCAATATGATATGATTGATAAGGGATATTTTCCAGAATATATAAAGTATGAAGATGTCCAAGAAACCATTAATAAGTTAGTATCGGTAGCTGAGAATTTAAATCTAGATGAAACAACAAAAAATATTTTTTCTACAAAAAAATACATTGTTGCAAGGCAAGCAGCATATAATGTTATTTTCTTTTTTGAAACACGTAATATATGCGATTCAATTGCAATTATACGTATGCGACAATCGATTAGTAAAAATTTATCTGATTTTGTTGACCAAGTTAACAAAGAACTATACAAATTAGATTCTAAGAATGAGATTGAATCTTGGTATATTTTTGAAACAAAAAAACTTTTGGAGTTTATTACAGATAGTATGATTGAAGTTCAACAAAAAAGGTAAGCATTGAGTGACAGAAGTAAATAAATATAATTGTTATTATTATTAGCTAAGTATTTATTATTAAATAAAAAAGGGGAGATTTTTATGAAACAAGGAATAATAAACGCTGCTGAAGGTATAATTGACAGGGCAGTCACAAAAAAGTCTAGCAAAAAAAAGTTGGATATTGAAGATATTGTAATAATTACAATACAAAATTCTTTAATAAGAAAAGCTTCAGATATATGTTATTTACTTTCCGATGATAGGATTGAAACGATTGATATTTTATTAAGATCAATGTTAGAACAATATGCTTACTTGTGTTATATTTTAGAAAGTCACACTAAAACTAGAGCAACACTTTTCATGTATTCTTATAAAATACAAAAAAATAATAAGGTATTAAATATAGTTGATTTAATGGAAACAATGGAAAAATACAATACAGATGAGAGTGCTAAAATTAAACAACAAGTCGTAAGTCAGATTCAGAAAGATTACCCTAATGTAAACACTATAGAGGAATATATATCAGAGTTAAAGAACAAGTACGATGATTTAATAGTGAGATCTATTTCCAAAACTAACAAAGCTCATTATGAAAAATGGTATAATGTGAATGGTAAAGTAGGAAATATGAGAGATTTGATGAGAATTATTGGAATGGATGATGTAGAATATGAATTTATGTATGGCCTATCTTCCATGAATGTACATGGGATAGACGCTTTTGGAAAAGCTAAAATTGTCGAAGATGATTTTATTTTAGAGAGTGTGATAAATAATAATTTGACTGATTTACTGTTATCCAAATACTTATTGTTCTCATCTAAAGCAATAATTAAACATTTCTCTGTAGGTAAAGATCCTAGAATAAAAGAGTATATGAAACAAATAGAAATTAACTATAAATTTTTATAAACAAGAAAACTCATAAACTTTTAGGCCGCTTATTGAGTGGTCTTTTTTCTTTTACATAAAGGAGGTGGCATTGAGTGACAGAAGGAAACAAATATAAACCTACTGCTGCAGAAAAAAAATTGCTGGAAGTATTGATAAATCCGGAGTATGTAGGTAAATCAGTAACAGCAATTTGTAAAGCAGCTGGGGTCAGTCGAAAAAAGTACTATGACGCTATGAGTAAAGAGCCATTTGTGCAACTGGTAAATGAAACTACGATGGAATTGATCAAAGGAAAAGCTTCAGAAGTTCTCAATGCTACCTACAAATATGCTTTAACCGAAAAAGGACATCAAGACAGAAAAATGATTTTGATGATTGCCGGAATATATACAGATAAAGTTGAACATTCTGGTTCATTAGATATATCAAAAACTGCTCAAGAGATTGAAAGTTTCTTTGATGGTAGTGATTCGTCATGACGCCCGAAAAAAAGAAGTACTTGAATATGATCCGCACCGATCCTGTGAAGTTTGGGAACTTGGTAGGCTTTGTAGACTTGGTTGACATTCATAATGAGTGGCTCAAGTCTTTTTTGTTTACTAAAGAAGATCAGACACTACTAGCTCATCGTGGATCTTACAAAACCACAACGCTCGCTGTAGCTATTGCTTTATTGATGGTCCTGTTTCCAAACAAGAATATTATCTTCTTGCGTAAGACGGATACGGACGTTGTCGAGATCATCCAGCAGGTGGCAAAGATATTAATCAGTAAGTATTTTCAAACGTTGGTTCACGTGCTTTATGGAGTGGATATCGTCCTTGTAAAAGAAACCACAACAGAGATCGACACGAACCTCAAAACATCAGCAAGAGGAACGTTCCAGCTTCTAGGTATGGGAATTGGCGCATCTCTCACTGGTAAGCATGCGGACATTGTTATCACTGATGATATTGTCAATATTAAAGACAGGATCAGTAGAGCGGAACGAGAGCGAACTAAATTGCAGTATCAGGAACTACAGAATGTGAAGAACAGGGGCGGACGTTTTATAAATACCGGCACGCCTTGGCATAAAGAAGATGCTATCGGCATGATGCCAAACGTCCAGCGATTTGATTGCTACCAGACTGGATTGATTGACGTAGATCAGCGCAAAGCATTGCAGCAAGCTATGACCCCTTCTTTGTTTGCTGCTAACTATGAACTGAAACACATTGCTGATGAAGACTCTATGTTCGAAGCGCCACAATACACCAGCGAAACCAATCTGATTTTTGATGGCGTGGCTCATATCGATGCGGCGTATGGCGGTGAAGACAGCACAGCATTTACTATTTTTAAGGAGCAGAAGGACGGCACGATTATTGGTTACGGAAAGAAATGGAAGAAGCATGTGGATGACTGTTTACCAGAGATCTTAGAAAGACACCAATATTATAAGGCTGGTACGATCCATGTCGAAACAAACGGCGATAAAGGTTACTTAGCTAAAGGCCTTCGAGATCGTGGTCAATATGTTAGCGAATACCATGAATCGATGAACAAATTTATTAAGATATCAACCTATTTGAGAAAGCATTGGAGCCAGATCATTTGGATAGATGATACTGATCCGGAATACATTGCTGAAATACTTGATTACACTGAGAATGCAGAACATGATGATGCGCCAGATAGTGCAGCAAGCCTGTTGCATAAAATTAAAAACACAAACAAATGGCTATTTTAGAAAGGAGGCAAACAATTGCAAGCTTTATTAAGTGAAGATCCTAATTTAATTGCTGGTAGTTTAAAAACTGCTATTAATAAAGATTTAAATTCTGATGTTAAAAAAGAAGCAAAGGCGGGTGTGAGATATTACAATCATGAGAATGACATTCTGAACAATCGTATTTTTTATATCGATGATGAAGGAAACTTCAAGGAGGACCGATTTGCTTCGAATATCCGTATTCCCCATGGCTTTTTTCCTGAAATCGTGGACCAGAAGACACAATATCTTTTATCTAATCCAGTTGAATACGACACAGAGGACGAGGGACTTAAAAATTATTTAGCTGAATATTATGATTCCGAATTCCAGGTCGTCTTACAAGAACTCGTCGAAGGATCGAGTCAAAAAGGTTTTGAGTATGTTTACGCAAGGACCAATGCAGATGATCGGTTATGTTTTCAAGTGGCTGATAGTTTAAATGTATTTGGCATTTATAACGAATACAACGAGTTACAACGTATTTGTAGACATTATGCTACTCAAATAGAGAAAGATGGCAAGACTAAAAATATCCGCCATGCTGAAATATGGACAGATACAGAAGTTTATTTCTTTGTTGCAGAAGAGCAAGGCAATTATGAATTAGATAAATCTGAAACTCCAAATCCAAGACCTCATGTTTTGGCAATTGATACCGAAACAGAGAAGATGTTAAAACGCAGCTATGGTCAGATTCCTTTCTACCGTTTGTCGAATAACAAAAAAGAAACCACTGATTTGAAACCAATCAAAGCGCTGATTGATGATTATGACTTGATGAATTGTTTCTTGTCCAATAATTTGCAGGACTTTGCGGAAGCAATCTATGTCGTATCTGGTTTCCAGGGGGATGATTTATCTAAGCTACGTCAGAATGTGAAAGCCAAGAAAGTCGTTGGTACTGGATCTGATGGCGGACTGGATATCAAAACAGTCACGATCCCTACAGAAGGTCGCAAGACAAAGATGGACATCGACAAAGAAAACATCTACAAATTTGGCATGGCGTTCGATTCGACTCAAGTCGGCGATGGCAATATCACGAATATCGTTATCAAAGCGCGTTACACATTGCTGAATATGAAAGCGAACAAAACAGAAGCGCGACTGCATGCCATGCTTGAATGGATGAACAAGCTCGTTGTCGAGGACATCAATCGCCGGTTCAATAAATCCTATGATCCGAAAGAGGTCTCCTTCACTTTTACACGTGAAGTCATGGTCAACGAGAATGATCTGGTTGCAAACGAAAAGACCGAAGCGGAAACGAAGCAGATCATCATTAATTCAATCATGCAGATTGCCCCTCGTTTAGATGATGAGACGGTCCTCAAATTGATCTGTGAACAGTTTGATTTGGCTTGGGAAGAAGTACAAGCAGCACTTGAAGAAGCTGAGTATACAACAGGTCTGACTATGGGAACTGACGAGGCGGTGAATGCAGATGGATCAGCTGAACAAGTGGCAACAGGAACTCAAGCAACTGACAGCCAAACAATATCAGAAAACGGACAGTCAGCTGTTTAATCTCTATCGTAAGCAGCTAATTGATATTAAGAAAAAACTCAAACATTATACTGATAACGCAGATAACCTTTCATTTTCTACACGATTAGAAGTTGAGAGGCTTTTTAACATTGCGAAAGATATTGACACCATTCTTTCTAGCTCTTATCCATCAATCGAAGAAGCAATCAAAGCTTATTCAGCGGGTCAAGCACAGCAGGGCTATTATGGGGTTTGGTATTCTATTGAACAATCACAGAATATCGTTTTGCAGCTACCTTTGATTAACCACAATTATGTAATGAACTTAGTGAATGCTCCTGTAGCTGGTAAACGCCTCTCTAAGCGACTCTACCAATATCGTGATAAATTAGCCGATAACATTACTCAAAACATCATCACCGGGCTATTTGAAGGAAAGAGCTATGCTGAGATAGCTAGACGTGTAAATGAAGAAACAGAAGCCAGCTACAAGCAAGCTTTGCGCATAGCTAGGACGGAAGGCGGACGTACCCAATCGAAAACAACGCAAAAAGGCTATATTGAGGCCAAGAAAAAAGGTATCGAATTAAGGAAAAAATGGCTTTCTACATTAAGTAAAACTACGCGACACAGTCATCGAAAGCTTGATGGACAAATTGTGGATGTTGAAGAGAAATTCGCATCTCCCAGTGGTCATAAAGCAGAAGGACCAAGACTTTTCGGCGTGGCTAGTGAAGATATAGCTTGTCGATGTACCACTATTGAAATTGTAGACGGTATATCACCGGAACTGCGAAAAGACAACGAATCAAAAGAGATGATCAAGTACAAGAACTATGATGAATGGCTGAAAAACAAGGGGGAAACACTATGAAAGTAAAAATCACGAAAGAAATGTTGCTTGGAGTAATGATTTCATGTTTAGAAGATGCAGACTTAGACAAAATCGAACATCTTAAAGCAGAGAAAAAAGACAACAAAGTTATATTTGAAATCACCACATTTGAAGACAATGATGAAAATTTTGCTGCTGAAACAGATACTGAAATGGAGATTCACATTTAACTTTCGTAAATGAGGTGGACCATATGAACGATCCATATGACTATTTAGATGCAGATTACGAAGAATATTTAAGAAAAGAAAGTGAGAAGACTTAGCAATCGTTAAGTCTTTTTATTTTGTCCTGGATTATGACGTAAAACTGATCTGTACCGTGCCAGCGGTATATCTGGACACTCTAAGCGGCAGCGACCGCTATATAAATGCTATGGAGGATGAGAAAAATGGAATGGATTCAAACAATTTTAGCAAAACACACCAAAGAAGATGGCACAGTAGACTTAGAAGCAGCTAACAAGGAAATTGACAAAGAATTTCCGGATCATGCAGTGCCAAAAGATCAGTATAACAACATTTCTAGCCAGCTTTCGGAGAGCAAAAAAACTTTGAAGGCTTTAGAAGAGAAAACGAAAGATAATCCAGACGTACAAAAAGAATTATATTCACTCAAAGAAAAAGCCGAGGCTCTAGAAAAAGAAAATACCGATCTAAAAATCAACAGCCAAGTTTCTACGGCTTTACAGGCATCTGGCGCCAAAGATATCGATTATGTCTTGTTCAAGCTAGGCAAATTGGAACTGGATAAAGATGGAAAAGTGAAAGACTTAGATAGTAAAGTCAAAGAGCTTAAGTCTTCTATTCCAGATTATTTTGCTAAAGAAGAAACAACAGAACCGACGAAAGATGAAGGGAAAGCTGGATATCAAACAATTGATAACAAGCTCCCAACTGGAAATGGATCGGGTGATGCTGACCCATTTGCGGCAATCTTATCAAAATATGAATAATCGGAGGAAAAATTAATGACAACAAAAATTTACACAAAAGAATTCAAACAATTACTACCTGTCTTGTTTAAAGCAAAATCATATTTTTTAAATTCATTCGGTGGAACTTTGGAAGTATTAGACGGCATTTCAAATAAGGATAAAGCTTTCAGTGTAAAAGTTTCAGATATGGATGTCGTAGTAAATGACTATGATTCGACGAAAGATATTAACGAAGGGCGCTTGGGCGCAATGAATGAAGTAACTTCTACAGATGTAGATGTTGACTACGAAGCTACTAAGGCAATCAATGAAGCAATTGATATTGGAAATGTAAACGATGATTTAGATCAAACAGTTGCTGAGCGACAAGAAAAACAAGGAGCAAAGATCATGCGATTGATCGATCTTTCTTTAGGTGCGAAAATTTCTGCATCTGCTGCTAAAACTCTGACTTTATCAACCATTGACAAAGATGCAGTAACTAAAATGTTTAATGATGCATCAGCTGAATTTACTAACAATGAAGTAGATCCAGATATTGCAAAACGAGCATATGTCACAAGTGAAATCTATAATTTTTTAGTTGATTCAGAGCTGGCAAAAACGGATAAAAATGCCCAAGTAAATATTGGCGATAATACTCTATACAAATTTAAGGGATTCTTTTTAGTAGAGACTCCAGACGGACGTTTTGCTACAGGAGATATCGCTTATTTTGTTGCTGATGGTATTGGGAAACCATTCACTGGGTTCAACGAATACCGTGTATTGACGGAAGTTCCTGAATTTTTCGGTGTGGCTATGCAGTCATTAGTTAAATATGGCTCATATGTTCCAGATGCAAATAAGAAAGCAATTGTGAAAGCAAAAAAAGCGTAGCGCCTACTACTACCGGGATTGCTCCTAGTCAAAAGACATGGACCGGTAAAGTAGGCGATACTAAAACCTTTACCATTTCAGCTGTGCCCGCAGATGCTAGCGATGCAGCAGATGTTATTGCAGCCACTACAGCAACATCGAGCGACGATGCTATTGCAACGATCGTAAAAAATGAAGATGGCGGATTTGATGGCACTATCGTTGCCGAAGGATCAGCGACTTTCGCTTTCACATCTGGTGAATTTACAGCAACGATCGCAGTAACCGGAACGGCTGCATCTTAGGAGGGTGATTCTATGATCATCAGTTTAGTTGATGCTCGAAAGATTGATCCTACGATTACACAATCGGATTTAGATGCTTATGAGCAGACAGTGCGACAATTGACAAACAACAATTTTCAAAATATCCATGTCCGATTTAGAAAGATTTCTTTTTCTGGCAAATCTATTATTTTGGAAGATGCGCCGTTGGGCCTGCGCGTTGGGGACACTATCCAAATAAGCAGCTCAAAGTTTAATGATTGTCTGACTACGATTGCATCAATCAACGATAAAAATATAGAAACAAATGTAGAAGAGCCGTTTTTTGATGGCTCTTTTTCTGGTTCCTTTATCACTAAAGTACAATATCCTGCTGATATACGTATGGGCATTGAAGAATTGATCAAATACAAGAAAACAATGGGGTCTAAGGTCGGTATCAAGTCAGAATCAATCGCGAGAATGTCCGTCACTTATTACGACATCAATGCAACTGATAACATCGAGGGATTTCCTGCTTCAAAATTCAGCTTTTTGAATAAGTACAAAAAAATGAGGTGGGGTTGATGTTTGAACCTCAAGATTTTCAAATTCAAGAAATTAAAGGTCAAAAGTCTGACGGCATTGGTGGGTTAATTGATGAATGGGACTTATTTCAGCGTGTCTCTGGCTATTTAGACTTGTTGACAGGCTCTGATGACACTAATCAACAGAACGCTTTTACAGAGGACTCTACGCACATTCTAGTTATCCCTCAGTTTACTGATGGTATTACAGACAAAATGCGTGTCATGGATTCAAATAATCGGATCTATGCCATTACTTATTCAGATAACCCCGTCAACATCTCTCATCACAACGAAATTTACTTGAAGTTTGAAGGTGTAGAAAATGGCCAATAATTTTTTGTTTACTAGTTATAAAGACAAAGTCAAAAGACAACTAGAAGAAGCTGGTTTGACAGGCATGGAGAAAGTATTACGCATTATCAGAGCAGCTGCTAAGGCTGGCGCTCCTGTTGCGACAGGTCAATTGAGAGATCGCATCGATTTTGCTATCAAAACAGCAAGTGATGAAATTATCGGCGCTGTAGGATCACCAGAAGAATATGCTATCTACGTTGAATTTGGCACAGGTGAATTTGCTGAAAATGGCGCTGGTCGTAAAGGTGGTTGGGTTTATAAAGACCCAAGCGGCGAATGGTATTTTACTTGGGGACAAGATCCACAGCCATTCTTACGTCCAGCTTTTCGCCAAAATAAAGAAACAATCAAAAAGGTTTTGGGCCAAGAATACGGCGCTCGGTTCGGAGGGAAATAGATGGAAGAATTTTTGAAAGAGTTAGCAAAAATCTTGCAGAATATCCATTCTGAAATGTTTTTAGATATCAATAAACGAAAAGAGATCATTTATCCATACGGCACCTTTTCTTTTGATTCAGAGCCTATCAGACGTAACCAGGATGGCTTTTATATCGATATAGATATATTTGACCGTTCCGATACGTTTTTATCCCTTATCAGCTTAGAGGATAAATTGAAAGATGGATTGATGTATAAACGAGTGCTGACGGATGATCTAAACCTAACATTCAATTTTATTGGTTCTACAAAGGTCGCTACAGGCGATGAACAACTAAAAAGAAGAAATGTCCGCTTTTATATAGCGGTCGATTGGAGGAAGAAAGAGTATGGGACTACCTAAAACAGGCTATACAGAAAAAAGTGCGAACAATTTTATTATTGATTCAGCTACAGTATTTACTGATTTTAAATTTGATAAAACGACAGGAGAATTTACCGGAACTCCTATGGGTGCTACAAGTGGCGGGGTAGAGTTTAACTCAGAGCTATCTTATAGAAAACCAGAAGTCGATGGTGCTTATGTCATGGACGTAGTTGGTCTGAATGTACTGGAATCAGCCACCGCATCAATTAAAGCAAACTTGATTGAGTTGACTGCTGAGAACTTACGTCGTTCGATCAACGGGACATTGGAAGATGCAGGTGAAGAAGATGCGCCCGCTGGATACAAAGTGATTAAACAAAAACGATATCTCCAAGAAGGAGACTACATTCCTTCAGTAGCAGTTGCTGGTATCCATAATGGAACGAAGCAACCTGTTATTGTCGTTTTGGACAATGGACTTGTAAAAAGTGGGTTGTCTCTTAAAACAGAAGACAATAAAGAAGCGGTTATCGAGCAAGAGATCACAGCTAATGCTTCTTATGAACAATTAGCTAATGATGAATTTCCATGGAGAATTTACTACCCTAACACGACACCCTAATGCGCCCCAGAACGCAACTGGGGTTCTTAATGAAGACGGATCAGTTTCTCTTTCTTGGGATGCCGTAACAAAAGCGCAAGCATATGTGATTCATTATGGCAATGCGAATGAATCTGATCCATATGAAGCTATTTATATGGGATATTCAGAAACCCCATCATGGACGTTAGCTGCTGCAGATGTTCCTGCGTTAAATTCAGCAGATAAAATTTATCTGTATGTTCAAACCTTCAATGTAAAAGGTAGAGGAGCGAATGATATAGAAAAAGCAGCTTATCTAAATGAACACGAGCTAGGTTCTGCATGGTCAGATCCAGTGATATTGACGAAAACTCCCTGAGGCGCCCCAAAACCTGACATTCAAGTATGATGCAGATGATAAGGGACTAGATCAAGCAGATATACCAATCAAACAAGAAGAAAAATTGGAGGAATAATAGATGACTTTAGAAATGCGTGAATTAAGAGGAGACGATTTATTTTCATTATTATCAATCGTCGGAAAATTAGATATTAAAGATGAGTTTGTCAAAATGTTTGAAAAAAATATCGAAGATGCAGGTAAAACTCCAGAAGATCACAAGGAAAAGAAATTGACAAAAGCAGAACAAGCTAAAATCGATAAAGAAACGCAAAAACGTGGCATGAAAATAATGGCAGCGTTGCTTCAAAAAACATTGCTGAATCTAAAGAACGTGAAATCAGATATCAATGAATTATTTGCTGAATTGACAAATACCGATATTCAAACTATCTCAACTTTAGGATTGATCGAATATACCGAGTTGCTTACTGGCTTCTTTAAAAAACCAGAGTTAGCTAGTTTTTTCTCATCTATCGCTACCTTATTGTAGAAATTGAGGACGGCGAACACAAATTAAAAGATCTGATATTTAAAAGATACGGAGATCCGCTTAAGTTACTGAGCACTTATCGCTTAGGTAGCTTAGCGGATTTTATTTTGTGGTTATTTGATGAACGAAACGAGGAAATCATGAAAGAACAGTGGCTACACACTCAAATGACTCAATCGTTCAATGACTTCAAAAAGCAACAGATGTCAGCTTCTGGGGTAACAAAGGCGAAAGTTCCAACAAAAGAAGAGCAACAAGAATCATTAGATTTTGCTTATCAATTTATCAAACCAACCAAACCTCTAGAAAGTGAGGTGACGTAATGGGAGAAGTATTTAAATTATTCGGTACGATTGGAATCAACAATAAAGAAGCAAATAAATCTTTAGATGAGACTGAATCAAAAGGAAAGAGTACTGCAAACAAATTAGGAGGTTTCTTTAGTAATCTGGCTTCGAAAATGAGAGGCATACAAATTTTTCGTCCAATGAGCGAAGAAGCAACTGCTTTTGCAAAGAAATCACTTGTTTCAATTGCAACGGTCGGCGTAGCTATTACAGGCTTTGCGATTAAAGCTGCAGGTGATATGCAAGCGATGAATGCCCAGTTTTCGCAAGTATTTGGAGAATTTGAAACCAAAGCAGAAAAATCTATCAACTCTATTTCAAAGAAAACCAATATATTGCCCAATCGTTTGAAACCAGCATTTACGTCAATGGCTGCTTTTGCTAAAACAGCAGGAATGGATACAGCTGACGCATTATCACTTTCCGAACGTGCAACAATAGCTGCAGCAGATAGTGCGGCTTTTTATGATCGTTCGATTGGTGAAGTCACTGAAAGTCTACAGTCGTATTTAAAAGGAAACTATGAAAATGATGCAGCGTTGGGAATCTCATCTACTGAGACGACACGTAATGCAGCAGCTAATAAACTTTACGGTAAATCTTTCAACGACTTATCAGAGTCGCAGAAACAGCTAACGTTGCTCCAAATGGTCGAAGACGGAAATAAACTTTCTGGTGCTTTGGGCCAAGCAGCTCGTGAAGGTAGTGGCATGGAAAATGTCCTAGGAAACTTGAAACAGGCGGCTGTCGATTTATCTGCAGCTTTCGGCGCTCCTATGTTACAACCATTTTTAGCCATTATCGAAGGAATAACTAACGCGATGTCACATTTGGCTACTGTTTTTAGAGAAAATCCAGCATTAGTTTACGTCGTTGTTGGTGCAATAACGACATTAGCTGCAGCACTAGGAGCTATGATCATTGCTTCGAAAGCGGCGGGTTGGATGACTGCTCTAAAAAAAGCTCTAATAGGAGTAAAAGCAGCTGAGGGTGTTGCAGCCCAAGTAGGACTTTTAACTAACCCTATCGGATGGGTCGTTGTAGCTATTGGTGCATTAATCACAGCGTTTGTTTATTTTTATAATACGAGTGAGACGTTTAGAAATGGCGTAAATAAGTTAGTATCCGTTATTAAAGAAGGATTAGTTAAAGCCTTTGATTTATTGCTTAAGGGTCTAGCAGCGATCATGCCAACACTGAAACAAGTCGGTTCTATTATCGCTGATGTAGTTGTTAAAAGCTTTGATAAGGTCGTTGAGGTCAGTTCAAGAATACTAGCTGTTGTTATTCCTGTGCTACAAAAATTTGCCGAAGCTACAAAAGGGCTTGTTTCTTCTGGCTTGGAAAAGCTCGGGGTGGTATTTAGACAAATAGGTGAAGTCCTTTCTAGTGCTTTTCTTAGTACGATCAGCGCTGTAAGTGTAGCGTTCTCAGTTATGCGTCAAGCAATAGCCGATTTATTGGCTTCGGGTTTAGAAAAATTCGGAACCACTATGTCTAGTATCGCTCAAACTGTTTCCGGTGCATTTTCGGCCGGTTTACGAATCGCAGGAGATTTGCTTGAAAAATTAGGTGGGTCATTTGGAAAAATCGGCGGAGTTATTTCAATAGCAATTAGCCTTCTGACTAAGATAGGTCTTGTTGCTTTAGGCATCACAGGCCCGTGGGGAATTCTTATCGGCATAATAATTAGCTTTCTTACCATGTGGGCTAAAACAGGCGATTTGAGTGCTGACGGCATCACAAAAGTATTTGATCAAATCAACGAGACAATCGCAAACGTTGCAGATATGATTGCGAGATATTTGCCAGTGATCATCGAAACAGTTGCAAATATCCTGGTAATGATTATTGAGAAACTAACGGAGTATATACCGGTGATCGTCGAAACGATTACGAACGTTATTACTATGTTAGTTGAAACAATTACGACTTATTTGCCTATGTTCATCGAACTAGCGATTGAAATCATCACTAAATTGATTGAGGGGTTCACTACAGCTTTGCCTCTACTGATCAATGCTTATTTGAGCATTATAACGAGTGTTGTACAGCTATTGACTACAATGCTCCCTCAGATAATTGAGATGGGTATTCAATTATTGACTGCTTTGATTGACGGAATTACCGCAGCTTTGCCAGTCATTATCAGCGTCGGAATGGAGATCATCACGTTTCTTGTCGAAGCGTTAGCTACATCTTTGCCGAAACTGGTAGAAGCAGCGATACAAATTATTACTACGTTATTGAACGCATTGATTGCTGCTCTTCCGATCTTGATTGATGTTGGGATTAATGTGTTAACCACATTGCTCGATGCGCTTATGGGTGCCTTGCCATTATTAATTGATGCAGGGATCCAAATCATCACCACGCTATTGAACGCTTTAATCGGCGCTCTTCCAACATTAATCGATGCAGGAATAAAGGTAACAACCACGTTACTTGATGCAATTATTGCAGCATTGCCGAAACTGATTGATGCAGGTATTCAAATCCTGATGGCATTAATTAGTGGCGTTATTTCAATCTTACCTGCGTTAGTACAAGCAGCGATTCAAATTATTATGGCATTGATCAATGCGTTAATTGCTAGTTTACCGCAAATCATTGCGGCAGGCATCCAGCTACTTATGGCGTTAATCAATGGGATCATTTCAATTTTACCCGCTCTAATTAATGCAGCGTTACAGATTATTATGGCTCTGGTTAATGCACTGATTACTGCATTACCTCAACTAATCGCTGCAGGTGTTCAATTGCTTATGGCTTTGATTAATGGAATTATCTCCATTTTACCTGCTCTGATCAATGCGGCTTTACAAATTATTGTGGCTCTCGCTAACGCATTAATCGCAGCACTTCCTCAAATCATTGCCGCAGGAATACAAATTGTCATGGCGCTTATTAGTGGAATTGTTCAATTACTGCCGCAATTGCTTAATATTTTTGTCGTCGCATGGAATGGTATTAAGTCAGCGGTCAGTCTCATTGTACAAGCTTTAGTGTCTGCAGTTGTTTCCTTCTTTACCGGTTTATGGAACAGGATCACAAGTATCTTTAATGGTATTCGTAACGCAGCTTCTACGGTGTGGAATGGGATTAAAAGCGTGGTTTCATCTGTGGTCAGTGGAATTGTATCAGTTGCAGTCAATTTATTTAACGGATTGAGAAATACTATTTCAAATATATGGAATGGGATTCACTCGGTTATTAGCGGTATCGTGAACGGTGTGAAAAATACAATTTCAAATGTTTGGAGTGGTTTGACTGGAATAGTTTCAGGTGTCTTTGATGGCGTGAAGAATGCTATTCAAGGTCCGATGAATTCAGCAAGAGATTTTATCAAAGGAATTATTGATACAATCAAAGGATTCTTTAGCTTCTCAATAAGTTGGCCTAAAATTCCATTGCCACATTTCTCAATAAGTCCAGCTGGTTGGTCAGTAGGCGATTTACTAAAAGGTAAAATCCCAAGTTTGGGAATTGATTGGTATGCTAAGGGTGGTATTTTAACTCAACCAACAGCATTTGGTATGAACGGGAACAATTTAATGGTAGGTGGAGAAGCTGGAGCAGAAGCGGTTGCTCCAATTGATACTTTGTTAGGATACGTTGAAACAGCTGTCCGTGGAGTAATTGGAGAACAAAAAGATGGAGATATCTACGTTACTCAAAACATTAGTAGTCCTGAACCGTTAACACCAAGAGAAATTGCGAGAGAAACAAAATTACGACTGCAGGATCTTGCAGCCTTGAAAAAATAAGGAGGGTTTGAATGTACGAAATTGTTTATAAAAACTCGGATGGCGCCCAGTTAGTTTTCGGCATTCAACCGCCTTTTACTGTATCAAATAAAACTGGATTTGGCGCTGTCGAGAATGCCGTTACAACGGAAGAACAGTATGGTCTCGATGGCGTCATTTTAGTTTCAGAACGTTTAGATAAACGTGATTTGACGATAAAAGGCACGTTGATTGTTACAAGTCCAGAAGATTTGTCCATACTGCAGCATGAAATGATCAAAATATTGAATCCGAAAACACCAGGGTCACTTACTTATCGAGCATTTGGTAAAGAGTACCAAATCGATGTATTAGTCGTAAAAGCTCCTGAAATGGATGATCCAATTAAGAATACAACTACAACTTATACCTGTTCTTTCCTTGCTCTAGATCCATACTGGCGAGACATGAGTATTTACAATACACTCATTCCTCTAGCTGTAGCGACAAAGAAACACTTTTGGCCACTAAAAATTACACAAGGCTACGAATTTTCCACATTGAAATCTGGGGAGATTATTCCAGTGGTAAATGATGGGGATGTTGCGGTAGGCGGAACATTTTACTTTAGCCTTGGAGCTGAAGCGACTGATCCAGAAGTTTACAACGTCATTACTCAAGAGTTTTTCCGGTTTAAAGGATCATATCAAGCGGGAACCAAGTTTAAGCTAGTGACAACGCGAGGATTGAAAGAAGCGGTTATGACTGATCCAAATGGCATAGATTCCAATGCTATGCCATTACGTGATCCGGAATCTACTTTCCTTCAATTAGCGAAAGGCGACAATTATTTCCAAGTAAAAGCTACTTCTGGCATCGGGAATGTGATTGTACAGTTAGACTTCCAGCCGCTTGTCGGAGGTGTGTAATGGAACTAGAGATTTTTACACAAGATAGTAACAATCAGTGGCTTTTTGAATCTGAAAAAGTCTTTGATGGATTTAAAAGTTTAACAGTCAATTTGAACTATTATACCTATTCAGATTTTGAATTATATGTTGGGTTGAAAAATGAGCATATACGTATGTTTGTTCCTGATACAGTGATTTATATGGAAGGACTCTATTTCTATGTAGATAACGCAGTGGTAGACGATCAATCTACTGCGCAATTGAAAGTGACAGGGAAATCCTTACTTGGTAAATCTAACGATCGAATTGTTTATCGAATCTATAATAAAACAGCACGACCAGAACAAATTGTGTGGGACCATTTGAACGCCGAAGTTGTAAATCCTAGCGACACAAAGCGTAAGATTCAATATTTAAAACTTGATGGCACACCTAATTTTGGGACTGCTTCGATACAATATCAGAATAGCTATGGAAATGTCGCTGAGGAAATAGAAAGTTTGTGTACAGCTTATGATTTTGGAATCAAGGAAGTGGCGGAACAATTAGGGAGACCAGGAAATAAATTAACCATTTTTCGTGGAGAAGATGTTTCCGATATTGTGGAGTTCTCCGATAGCTATGAAAATTTAACCAAGGCAGGCTATCAGAACAACAACTTCGATGAATCCACGACCGCTCTTGTTTATGGCGAGGGCGAGGGATCAGCAAGAAAAAGCGTAGTTGTCAATGGCGAAAAAACCGGACTGCAGCGTAAAGAGCTGTACGTCGATGCTCGAGATCTTCAGCAAAGTAGCGATGAGGTAACATTGACAGACAGCCAGTATAAATCAGCATTAACAAATCGTGGAACAAGTAAACTAGCTGAACGAAAAAGAATTCTCACGCTTACTGGTGAAATTCCAACCAGTTCGAAATTATTTAAACTTGGAAAAGATTACAATCTAGGCGATACAGTTAGTGTGAAATCTGAACTATATAATTTGAAGAAAAAATCTACGATCACGACAATCAAAAAAACATATGACAGTAAGGGGCTTTTTGTCGAACCAGTTTTCGGTAAAGAAACCCCTACTATTTTTGACATTATAGGAAGGAGCTGAGGGCTTTTGGAATGGAGTTTTCCATGGTTATCTATTGACGAAGATCGTCTTTATGACGACAGCGATTTTGCCCAATTCTTTGCCAATTTATTTACTACAGGCGTTTCGATGACAACCGCTGACGGTTTAAAAGTAACAGAAAATTCTACTGGTGGTATGCGGATTATGGTTTCTGCTGGTGCTGCCAATATAGAAGGGCGTAGTTACTTCAATAGCGTAGGTTTAGCATTGAATGTGTCGATTGCTAGTTCAACGCAAGAACGAACAGATAGCGTAGTCGTTCGAATGGATAAAAGTACAAGAGAGATCAAGCTAGTTGTTAAAACAGGAGATACTACTGTCCAGCGAACAAGCGATGTGTACGAGTTGCAGCTAGCGACGATTCGTGTTCCACGCAATGCATCCTCGATCACTGCTGATTTAATCACGGATAAGCGTGCGGACGAAAAAGTTTGTGGTTATTCTAGCCCATTTCAAAAAGTATCTGTATCAGGACTAGAAGAACAATACAAAGCATTGTTAGATAATATCATCGATAAAATGAATCAGTATACGGCAGATGAGAAGATTAAATTTGAAGCGGACATGAAGGCAATCCTCGCAAAAGGACAGGAATATATCAACCAAGCGCAAGACGACTGGCAAGCCTTTCTTGAAACGATCCAGGAATCAATGGATGGAGATGTAGCACTGAATCTTCAAAATCAAATCATGAACTTGACGGCAGATCAGTTAGTTTTTTCTAAGAATGATCTGCCTTTTGCGTATCCAGAAATCGAAGTATTAGCCCTGACGAATGGTTTTGGTATCACAGCGCTAGGAGAAGAGAACTGGCTGGGCGATGTGCCGGAAACGATCCCAACGAAAATTGGTTACCCAACTAAAAATGCGATAACAGTCAAAGTACCCAACAACTGGAAAATGTCCACACCGAAAATCACGGAGATCAGTGAGAATGTTTTTCTGTTGAATGAAGGAAACAAGAGCTTACAAATCACATTGAAGGAGAAGAGATAGAATGAAAACAAATTTCGAACGTGGCCAGCTGAATGCGCAGGATGATCTGAATGAGAATTTTGTGGAAGTAGACGAATTTATTGCCAAAGTAAAATCATATTTTTCCAAATTAAATACAAGAAAATCTTTCGTAATTGATGGTAAAGTTAGTTCATTTATCGACAGTGGAAGCATGGAATTCACTCGTGAAGGTAATACAGTTTATCTCACCGGGACTTTCCGTGTAGCTAAAGTAATGTCTGGAAATATATTAGACAAAGGAACTCTATTACCTGACTGGTGTAAACCATACTCGCGTAATCAACTAATTGTAGTGGAAATCAACGATACTGCTAAAACTCTTTATGTTGAGGTTGACACAGGTGAATTTAAAGTTGACGGTACATCACTTCCGGCCGGGGCGTGGGGATCACTTAATGCTTCTTCGTATTTGGCATATGATCCAGTTTTGTTTGAGGATGCATTAGTAAGTAAATAATAGAAAAGTTGGTGAATCATGGAAAAATTACTAGGGTCGTTACTCTCAAACCCCGAACAGATCAGCTTTGCTGTTTTGTTTGTGGGTTTGTTTATTTGGGTGATGCAGCAGAACAACGCACGAGAAAAAAGATATCAAAGTACGATCGACAAATTGACAAACGCATTGGGTGATGTAGAAGCAATCAAAAGTACAGTGGAGAAAATCCACGAAAAATTACAGTAGGAAGAGACGGGTTCAAAATGAGAAAGGAGGTGATTTCGTGGAAAAAGCAATTAATGAAATTATTGGGACAGGTGTAATCATAAGCCCAATAGTTATGATCTTGGTCGAAGTAATGAAGAAGCCAAAACTAATATCCTCGCAATGGCTAGCGCCGTCTGCTTGCCTTGTGGGGATTTTGTTTGCAATTGTTTTATCACTAACTTATCCAGATCTCGGGTCGTGGCCACAATTAGCCATTTCGGGAATTGTGGCTGGGGCAATCGCTAGTGGGATTTATACACAAACGAATTTGAAAAAATAGGAGGAACCAGATGAAAAAGAAAATCTTTGTAGGAGCTGTCGTAGCTCTTTTTTTGTTTCCGGTAAACGCATTTGCCTATACGATCAATAATGAATTTAATTTGGGCGTTAATGAGGGTAGCTCTCAAATAGCAAATAATCAATATATTTTATTGCATGAAACTGCTAATGAAACAGCAACAGGACGCAATGAAGCACAGTATATGCAACGTTCATGGGCTAGTGCTTATACTGCTTATATTGTAGGAGATGGCGGAATTGTCTACCAAGTAGGACAACCTGGATATGTACAATATGGTGCTGGATCATACGCTAATGCAAATAGTCCAGTGCAGATTGAGTTACAGCACACACACGATAAAGCAACGTTTGAGAAAAACTATAAAGCATACGTTGAATTAGCAAGAGATTCTGCTTTAAAGTATGGTATTCCGTTAACATTGGACACTCCTTACAATCAACCAGGAATTAAGTCACATTTATGGGTAACTCAAAATATCTGGGGCGATCATACAGATCCTTACGGTTATCTTTCTGAGATGGGCGTCAGCAAGGAAAAGCTAGCCTATGATTTGGCTCATGGCTTTACGGATGACAACCCAACAACTTCGGACGATAAACCAGTGATTGATCCAACTAGAGCAGGCGCTGCAAATCCTACACTAACGGACGGAACGAATTACGCCCACATTGATCAATTTGGAGAAATCGAAAATGCAAACTTGCATGTAGCTGGATGGCATATTGCTAACTATCAATACGAGTATATTTTCATTATGGATTACAATACTGGAAAAGAACTAGCACGAGTAAAAGCTGACGGAGTATATAGACCAGATGTAAATCAAGATTATGGCACTTCTGGAAATGTTGGATACCACGTATCATTTAATATGCGTAACTTCCCTAATAAGAAAGTATACGTCATGATGCGAGCAACGAATGATCCTGAAGGAAACACTAAAGGCGGAGCTCAAGATTTCCACGATAAACGGTGGTACTTGAATATTCCACAACGATAAAAATAGCCCCGCAAAAAAAGCGGGGCAGTACATATATTACATTACAAGGGGAATAATATTTTCTGTTTTGTTTGCTTGAGCGATTGCTAGATTGTTGCCGTTTGTCGCCGGCACGATAAAAGTGATGATATCATTTTCATTTTCTAGAGTTTTTGCAACTTCTTCAATATTAAGTTGGATGCCATAGATTTGTGTACGCTGTGCATCTGTAGCTGTGTTTGAATTAAGCGCATTTTGCGCTTCTTCTATAGACTTACGGCTTTCGTCATCAATTACTCTTACTTCTATAACAGAATGAGCAACGTCAGAAGTGTCGTCTGCAACGTTGTTGTTTATTTCTACTTTTACAAGTTTTTCGCTATCTGTATTAAACTTTTCTTCAAGTTGTTTAGCTGCTTGCTCTAGATTAGCTTTATTTTCACTAGTAGTAGAACTCTCTACAGTCTTTGATGAGCTTGCAACAGTAGCTGAGCTTTCTGAACTTTTTGAAGCAGCTGCATCATTTTTATCACCACATGCACTAAGCAATGCAGTAGAAAAAATCAAAACACCAAAGCCTAACATCATTTTTTTCATTTTTTAGATCCTCACTTTTATTTATTTACTAGTTAATCATAGCAAACGTAAATATTATATAAAAGGGAAAATTTTATGAAATGCAAAAATTGCTCAATTTTGGATAGTTTTTCATTAACGATTGTGCAATAATAAATTAGCCATCACAACATAAAGAATGAAATCCCATTATTGTCTAGTCTATGTCCATTCTTTAGATTTGCAGTAGTTGTGATGGCTTCTCGTACCCTTAGCTCAGTTGGTTAGAGCAGACGGCTCATAACCTTCCGGTCGTAGGTTCGAGTCCTACAAGGTACATAAGAGGTTGTGAAAAAGCTGCCCTGCATCAAGTAATAAGAACAGCTAAGTAAAAACAGCTTCTTATGTTTTTACTTGGCTGTTCTTATTACTGCAGATGCAAGCTTTTGAATACCGTTTAAGAAAGAGGTCGTGAGCCTGCCGTTTCACTCTGTGTCATAAAAAAGCCAATCTACTTTGATAGAAAAAGCACGTAGGACTAAAACAGTTCTGCGTGCTTTTTTTATTGTGTGTTAAATATCGTAAATGAAGATAGATATTTTTATGATTCGACGATAGAGACGTTGAAATCTTTCAACAGCTCTAAAGCGGATTCTCCGTGTTTTCTACTGGAGACTAACATTGGATCAACAAAAAAGTCTGCTTCAAGAAAAGCACTCTGCAGGCCTATCAGATTAGAGAGTACACACAAGTTTGTTTCAATTCCGACTACTTCGATCTCTTTTTGTTCTTCTTTGCTTTCAAATAAAGTTTCCTGGATTTCAGCTAAAGTTTCAGGTGGAATCGTAAAGTAATACTTTTTAATCACTCGTTCATTTTCTTGTGGAGAAAGAAGAGGGATCAATTGCAAATCTTCTCGTTCTTCTTCTTTGTCCTTCAGTTCAACTGGAATATCCCGTGTGAAGAGAATATATTCATTATTTTGGCGTGCTTTAGCTAATCTTTGAGCAATACGTTCTGCCAATTGATCTGACTCTGGAATATAAAATTCGCTGTTTGGATCAAGAATATGATTTTGCATATCAATAATAACTAACAATTTCTTTCCTCCTACATTCATATCGTCATTTTATTCTTTTTAATAAAAGTTTTTTAAAATATAAGCAACACCAGCTTCTTCATTCGTCAGCGTTACTTGGTTTGCAATTTCTTTTACTTGTCGCTGTGCATTCCCCATCGCAATACTCAACCCGCTGTAATTCAACATCTGTCTCTTATACACATCTGACGCTGCCGACGAATTAGACGGAGTAGATCTCGGT